GTAGATTGATATACGTTTATATCCTTTTACACCCGGCACGGTATTACCCATGTCGAATGTTCCATCACGCCTCTTTCTATAAGAGGTGGCGGTGGGATTAGCATCGTAGTGAAACCGACACTGCTCCCTGCCAGTATTACGTCTCATTGGATATAAGTCCAATTTGCGATACACCTCCCGGGAAATTCCCGGTAACCCCTCACGAGGAGGGGAGGCATATATGCAGTAAGACGGCCACACGTGGTCCCCTGGTAGTCTTTGGAATTTCTTCCTAGATTCCCAGGTATAGGATTCAAAGGTATAACCGCAGTAACCTCGTTCTTTAAGCTTCGTTTTTAAAGCTTTGGGGTGAGAACCAATTAAATGGCCATCACCGTATCCATCTGGACCCCAGAGTAAAAACTCAGGATTCAAGAAGGAAAGAACAATAGAAGCTGCGTCAGGCTGCCCCGATCTTACATAGTAATTATGTAGAACGAAGGCATCTTCACCTGAGATCCTGTCCTTTACAAAGACAGGTCGTATATCTATTCCCTTATAGTAGTCCTTTCCACAAGATTCGCGGAAAGGTCCAGAAGAAAAACTCTTATCTTCATTGGGTATAAACCCAACTGCCCTCAAAACTTTCGTCAAGAGAGCAAAATCCTTTGTGGGGATGATAATATCATCACCGTACACTGACACCTTTTCAGGTTGATCAGTACACGACACCGCTAAGGCATAAAAGATAATAGTTTCCAGAGCAAAAGTAAAACCATTGCCCATGGAGCTAAACTTCTGTAGCGTCAACTGAGTATCCTTATAAGTCACCTTACCAGTTCGGTATGATGATAAAAGGGTGTACCAGTCTATCGGCAACAGCGAACTGACTAAACCGTCAGAAACTGTATCCGAAGCACTACTAAGGTCCAGCGTTGCTAAATCGCCGGTTAACGAACCTTCCCTAGCCAGACGTTGATTACGCGTTTGGTCAGATAGGTCGACACCAAACCGCTTTAGTCGAGTCGCCATGTAGTCTTGTAGGCCTAGCTGGAACATAACGTTCAAGCTTGGCTCTACTGCTATTGCACGATCGGTTTTTGCGGTCTTAGGGACGAAGCTCAGTTTGCCTGGATGTAATTCCAAAGTAACTGAGGCGGTATCGGACTCCCCGAAGGGGATCCAACCTTGCAATTCTGCGAGTGATGCCGAAGCACCAAAGGAGAACTCCTCACTACATGCGAGCGTCTGTCCGAGCTTTGCTCGGGGCGACGCATCGCGTTTATTGAGTTGGGTAGTCGCACCAGGCCCAAATCGAGGTTTTATATCGCTAAGCTCCGGAACATCTCCTAGAATCTGAGCAATTTTACGCTGAGCCAGAAAAAGTACCGGCTCTACGTCAGGACCAAATGTATAATGGCCCTGATGCACAGACCTAAAGATGTCGTTGCTTTCGCGGCATAAATCCTCAGCCTGTTTGAATTTAACCCAAGCGGCTTCCTGCTTGTCTATCCCAAGGTCAAGGTCTTGTCTCTTTTTATAGAGAGCTAGGCACTGACCGAAGTGATATGCAAAACCAGGTCCGCCGCTACAGGGTTTCCATTCAAAATTAACCAAATCGCTATACCGGTGGTTATTAATAAAATCACCGATAATGCGTAAGGCTTCACCGTCAGAGGCAGCAACTCGATGACTTGAGTCAGCAGCCTCTTTAAGATGATGATGTGCGAGTTTTTTACAAAGTTCATTTGTTTGCTCCGAAGATAATACGGAACCCCATGACATGATAGTCATAACAATCTCCTTAATTAGGAAGGTTGTGGGAGGATCTAACTAAGAAAATATAGTTAGACAGGAAGTATTTGAAGATCAACAGCTTCTTCACCGGGACCAGAGCCAGACGCATTGCTGGCTGTTGATGCCCGAAGAATGTTGCTCATGATCATTCGAACGTTCTTCCTTTCCGTTTGCGTTGCACGCTCGTCGAAGAAGAATGTAATCTTTCCACGAGGAACATGCGCAACTTTCGGAGCTGCCGAATATCCGGCAGCGTTTGAACCCGTAACCACTTCCTGGGTAGGAAGTGCTACCTCAAGATCTACCTTATACACACCGGAACGCAAACGTTGCGTCCCCAACCTAACTGTAGGCTGGGCTTCTAGCCCAACTCCAGAAAGGTTCTCCCTCCAAACAGCTTCATTCTTTCCGTTGTCACGGTCAGATGAAACTGGTAGGAAAGTGTGTTGTATAGGTGTGTCTTCGCCGTCATAGACGGATATATTTGACATTGCTGTCATAATATGTACTCCTTTGATAAAAGTTAGTAGTAATCCGAGAGGAAAAACTCGAAATCACCACCGGAATTGTAACACCGGGGTTGGTTTTAAAGTGTTAATTAGAAAAAGACTACACGAGCCAAAGCTAAGGCATTGGCGGCGCGACCAGAATTATAAATCTTGGAAGCGTCGTTAAACCTCGGTAATGGCACCGAAAAGGGTACAATAGCCCGCCTTACCGTGACCTTGTTATACTGCGATCTAAATCCGTTAGGATCATAGACTGCCGTATTTAAGATTGTGGAAACAGCGGAGTTTTGTACATCAAAAGTTGACTCGACGACAGGCAAACCATTTAAAATGGGAGCCACGTTAAGAGCTTCAAAGTAGGTACCGATAGGAACAAACCAATCGGCAACGAAAGAGAAGGGAGTTAACTCCCACGCCAAAGAAAGAGGGTCAAGCAGACCCAATGACCGCGGCGCGGATAACTCTTCAACCATGACTAACTTAAGCCTACGCGATATACGGCGGGCGCCACCACATGTCCAATTACTCGGACTAGAGGAGGCATCGCCCTTCGTAGACACACTTGTTGAAGTACGATAAGTGTGCTTGCGTGGACCAGAAGTTAACTTTTCGAACGCACGAGCACTTTCATAAACATCGTTTATTAGAGGCTTCCAACCATATTGGATGGAAAGCCACGTTTTTGCGATGTCTCCCGTATCTAAAGCCTTCCCACGAGTATTACCAGTGGATACAAGACCAAGATGACGGAGAGCATTTCCGGCGTCGCCCCTTTTGAGGGCTTTGACGGATTTGACCATGGAAGTGATAGTGGACGACATTAAGTCAAGAGTCTTGCGACCTTCCCCTGCAGCGACCGCCAAATTAAATTGGTGGCCTTTGACCTCCTGTGCAAGCTTGTTAATCAAACGAAGCTGTGCATTGGCGTCAAATGCTAAAGGAATGGTAGCACTACAATTGGCATAATATTGCGGTGCAGATGGCGAACCAATGATTTTACTTTTGGTATGAATATGAGTAATCATAGTCATATCATAGTTATTCTCAGTGGAAAGACCATCGGAACCTGACCAAGTTTTGTCTATATAGACGTCTTGATTGGGCGCACCGACTGTCGTATGACCAGTAGTCACAATCAACCCCCCTTCGGAAAGAAGGAGAAGGAAATGTGTCCCACCGTGCTAGGATACATGGTATTGATGACCGTTTGAACGCGATTAAAATGGTAGACATCGTCGACCATAAAAGTCACGTTATTCGGTAAATCAGTCATGGTCCAGTTCACTTCTAATGAGTCAAGTAGATACTCCGCCACATGCTTACAAGTTGATGCTTCGAATTTATCGAAGCTCACAGATAAGTAGTGGTCGAAGGATTTTTCTTGACCACTAGGAACGAACGATGCAAGGAAAGACATATGACCTCCTAAAAGGGTTGAGGAGCCGAAAGGACAACCTCCTGTAAAGGATGGCTATAGAAC